GGCCAGCCGCTCGCGCTGGCTCAGCAGCGCATTGACCACAACCTCGGAGGTTAGCTGCCCTTGCTCGGCCAGCTTGCGCAGCGCCCCGATGGGCACGCCCATGCCTTGGGCGATGGCCTGCATCACGCGCGGCGTCGCCTCGTTCACGGCATTGAATTCCTCGCCGCGCAGCACACCCGAGCCGAAGGCTTGCCCGAGTTGCGTCAGCGCCCCGGCCGAGCTCGCCGCGCTGGCGCCCGACAGGGCGATGGCTTGCCCGATGGCGTCGGTAACGGCCAGCGCCTCGCCCTGTTCGCGCCCCATGGCTTGGAACGAGGGTGCCAGCCGGGCGTAAAGCGAAACGGTCTCTTCCAGTGGCGCCCGGTTGCGCTGCGCGATCTCGAACAACTCGGCGTTGGCGCGGTTGAACTCCTCTTGCGAAGTCACCGCCAGCGCCAGCCGCGATTGCAGGCTGCTGAACTGGTCGGCCATGGCGATGAGTTGCTGCAGGCCCAGCCCCAAGCCCAGCGCCGCCCCGATGCGGCCTATGGTGTCACCGACCTGCGATGCCTGGTCGCGCAGGCCCGCCATGCTCGTGCCGACTTGATCGCTCTGCTCGCGCAGCCCGGACAGGCCGCGCCCGACCGACTGGAAGGCGCTGCGCGTCTGGTCGATGGCACCGATCAGCAGTTGAGCGCGGTTTCTCATCAAATTCTCTCCAGTTGTTGGCCAATGGCCCGCGCCAGCCCAGGCAAAGCGCGGCGCACACCGGCCTCCAAGTCGAGCCTGCGCCGCATGGTCACGCTCTTGACCAGCACCGCCACCGGTATCTCCTGCCCGCGCTTGATGCGCTTGGCCCCGGTGCGCTCGCGCTCGGCGCGGCGGAATGGGGCCAGTTGGCGGGAATGCTCGGCGATGTTCTCGGCCATGAGCAAGGTCTGGCCCTTGGCGTTGCGCACAAAAAAGGCGTTGCCGCCACCGCGCCGCAGGTCGTCGAGGATGGCGCGGAAGCGCTTGGGGGTAAGTCGGCTGCTGCTCAGCGGGATCAGCATATTGCCGCGTATCGTGCCGCCGGTCTGGTGCATGCCCAGCCACGGTATCCGGCTGCCCACCCACAGCGCAGGCAGGCTGCGCGGTTTGTCGTTGAACAGCCGCGTCGTCATCGAGGTGGCAAAGCTCTTTTTGCGCACCTTGAAGGCGCGCCGCATCTGCGCCCGCGCCGCTTCCCGCACTGGCTTGGCACTGGCGCGCATCCCCGCCACCACGGCTGCGCGCACGGCTTGGCTGCCTTGGGTCTGCCACTCGCTCAGTCGGCGCGGGTCGAGCAGGCCGGTCGAGGCGAGTGAGAGCTTGAGCACCGCATCAGCCCTTGAGCAGCTCGCGCTGCAGTTGCTCGATGCCGCGCTTGTCGCCCTGCGCCGCCACCGCGATCAGGCCCAGCCACTGCGCCATGCGCTGGCGCTCGGCGGCCTCGGCTGCCTCCAGCAGCGCCAGGGCCTGGGCTATGGTGTAGTCCATGATCTCGGTGTAGCTGTGGCCAGCGCGGATCAGCCGGGCAATGGCGCTGTCCCAGCCTGTGGAAGCTGGCGCAGCATCGGCTCGAGGCGCTTGACCGCGCCTTGCAGCGCCGGAGCGACCTGCGCCACAAAAAAATCCACGTTGACCTCGAACACCGCTGCGCACAGCCGCACCGCGTCATCGAGCGCCAGTTCGTCCACCCAGTCGCGCTTGCGCCGGGTGCAGATAGCCAGCAAATCCAACACCGCATCGCCGTGCGTGAGCAGCAGCGCCAGCCAGTCTGGCTCGCCGCTGAGTTCAGTCACTAGCGGCCGCACCGCTGCGACCAGGCGCGGCACTTGGCCCAGACGAACCGGGCTGATCTCCAGCACGCTGCCGTCCGACAGCTCGACCCGTGTCGGCGCGGCGGGGAAGGCTTTGAAGTCGTCCGCGCTCACAGGATCACCATGCGGCCAAACTGCCCCAGCGGGCCATCAGCGGGCTTGCTCAGGTCGGCCAGCACCCGGCCTGTGAGTTCAAAGCGCATCAGCTCGTCGCTGATGAGCGACAGTTCCCGGGTCGGGCTGATGGATACGCGGTACAGGTCGATCACCACCTCGCGGTTGCCGTTGGCGGTGTTGAGCCCCTCGAAGCGCACCCAGCGCTCGGGCAGCGGCTGCGTGAACATGGCCGTGCTCTGCGCTGCGCCGAATGCGTAGTCCACCGAGAAGGGCTGCACAAACGGGCCGCCCTCCGTGATGTCGTTGATGCTCAGCGAGCCGTGCCGGGCGTTGAGGCTGTATTGGGTCGCAGGCAGCACCTGAGGCGTCGGGCTGGCGTCGCGCACCACCACCGCCGACACATTTTGCCGGGCCAGCGGGTACAGGCTGCCCAGCGTCACCGGGTTGGCTAGGCGCTCGCCCACCACCGTGCCGGGTGTGACCATGGTCGTCTGGCCGTACAGGGCCAGTGAGAGGTTGACGGCCAGCAGTTCTTCGAGGGTGCAGGTGAACTCGGCCGTGGTGCTGCGCACCATTTGCAGGTCGGTCAGGCGCTGCCCGGTCTGGGCCTCCTGGTGCTCGGTGGTTTCGACCGAGGGCGAGACGCGCAACTCGGGCACGTTGCCCACGAATTGCAGTCCGGCGGCGTTGCCGTTGAGGTCGCGTGCGCCGATAAAGACGCGGCCTTGGCCAGAGAAGTAAGCGGTCATGATGGTGTCCTTTGGTTGCGAAAATCAGTTGATAAGACGCAGGTCGTTGGCCAGCGTGCGGTAGCGCACTTCGTAGCGCGCAGGCATGGCGGCCGCTCCGGTGTCGGTGTCGTCGCTCTCCCACTCGCAGTCGAGGTCGCGCAGGCCCAGCGTTAGGCCGCCCAAACCCGGATCGGCCAGCAGCGCTTGGTGCGCCGCCACCAGCAGCAGGTCGGCGGCATCGAACGCCTGTGCACCGCGCGCAACCGCGACCAGCCGCAGGGTCAAGACCCTGTCAGCCAGCCGGTTGGAGCGCTCGCCTACGCTCTCGCCCTCTACGATCAGCAGCAGCGCCGGGCTGGTGTCGCGGCCCAGCGGTGTGGTCGGCTGGCGCAGCACCGGCACGGGTGCCAGCGCCGCCGTCAGTCGCTCGTGCAGGGTGCGCAGGATGCGCTCGCGGATGGAGTTCATGCTGTGCGCCCCTAGGCCAAAGTGAGCGATGCCCGCATTTCGCTGCCATCGCCCATGGCCCGCACCTCAAGCACTTGGTAGTTGTCGCCTCGTATCTGCACCACGTCACCAGCCGACAGGCTCAGCCAAGCGGCTGGGTAGTCGATCTGGTGCGCGCGCGACAGCGCAAAGCCATCGAGCACCGACTCATCCGGTGCGCGGAAGGAGCAGTGCACCGTGACTGCGCCGACCGTCACCGGAGTCAGCATACCGCTGCGCTGCGCGGCCGCGTAGATCAAGGCCACGTCCATCAGGCCGCCGTGAGTTTGACCAGCACGCCTGGGCGGTGGCACATCGGCAGCGGGTTGGACTGCGTGTGCAAGTCGGTGCCCCGGCCAAACTGGCGCGGCTCCTGCTTGGCGTACAGCGGCTGGCCAAGCGTGTTGACGGTCTCGTTGAAGTCGGCCGGCGCAAAGTAGGTGGCGAAGGTGTCCACGGTGCCCAGCGGAAAGGCGTGTGCCTCACCGGGGGCGATGAAGCGGCGGGTGCTGCCGTTGGCATCGCTGGCCTGGCCCCGGTATTCCTCGAAGGTGATGCCGCCGTAGGTGAAGCCGGCGCGCACATCGTTGATCAGTATCGCGCCGTTTTGCCAGTTTTCGAACGCTTTTTCGACCTTGGCGTGACCGGTCAGCGCCTCGAAGAACTCGGGTGAGCACAGGCAGTGAATGCTGCTCATGAACTCGCCCCTGAGGTTGTTTTCGATCTTGGCCAACACGGCGGCGCACTTGGACTTGACGTGGGTGCCTGCGGCTCCGAGATCGAACGAGACCGTTTGCTGGCCAATCTCAAAGGCCGCAAACAGATCGAACAGTTCGCTGCCATCGGCGTCCAGAATCTTGCCCTTGAGCGCGCCCATGCGCAGATGCTCGAGCGTGATCGCGTGCTTGTTGCGCATGGTCTCCAAGTGGCGCGCCATCACGCCAGCAACCGCCTGCGACTCGGTCTCAGAGCCGAAGGCGCGCAGACCCTGCACCTCGTCGGGCAACACCACATCGTCGTGCGGAATGTGCGGAATGGCAAACGAGCGCAGCCGGCGACGGCCACGCTCGCCCAGCGTTCCGGGTGAACCGGGGGCGCGGGTGGGCAACAGGTTCAGTTGCCCAGCGTACTCCTCGACCATGATCTGGCGGGTGCGCACCGGTTTGGGCGGAAACAGGCCCAGTTGCTCCAGCCGCCCATAGCGGTTGGGCAGCAAGTTGATGGCCGCCGTCAGGCTGCTCATCGAGAAGCCGGGGTTTTCAAAGGGGTTTAGCATTTGGGTACTCCAGAAACAAAAAACCCGCCAGCGGCGGGCGTTTGGGGCTGCGGCGGGCGCTCAGGCGCTGTCGCGGATCAGAATGCCAAGGGCGGACAGCCCCGCCTCGGCCGCCGCGCGCTGCGCTGCGGTGATGCCAGCGGGCCACACCAGCGCGCTGCGCGCCACGATGGCGTGGCGGGCCACGATCAGCGCCTCCACGTCGATCAGGTCGGCGTCGGCCGACCGCGCCAGCACCGCCACGGCGGTTTGGCTGCCGTTGGTGGCCGCCGGAGTGAGGGCGCGCAGCTTGCCGGATGCCGTTTCGCGGCCCAGCACGGTGCCCAGCGCCAGCGTCTGGCCCGCCGCCATCACGCCGGTGTCGCGGGAGTATTGGTTCGGCGCTTCGTACTTGAGCAAGTCGCCCAGGTTTTTGGGTTCGGTCAGAGTGGTCATGGTCGATCAGCCTTTTTTGATGAGTTTCTGAACCGCCGCAATCACCGGGCTGTGCTCGGCGCTGGGCGTCACGGTGGCGTCGGCGGTGATGCGCGAGGCGATCTCCACCTGATTAGCTCGGGCTTCGAGCAGCGCGCGCCGCACTTGGGCTTCGCTCATGCCGCTGCTCAAGAACTCGGCGGTGCGCTGCGCGCTGCCCGCGATCAGGCACAGCTCGGCAATCACCTGCGCCTCGTGGCGCGCTTGCGTGCTGGCTGCGCTGGCATCAAGGGGCGGCGCGCCTGCCGGCGCGGTCTGCGCCTCGGTGCTGGGGGTGTGGTTTTCGTCGGTCATGGTTGCTTGCTCCGCAGAGAGTGGATGTGGGTTGGGGCTGGACAGGGGCTCGGGGTGCGCAGCGGGCGAAGCGCGGGCGGGTGGAAGCGGATGCAGCGCCCTAGTCGCACCCGGCTGCGCCAGACGGCGGCGTGCCGCCAGCGTTTCAGAAAACTCGGCCAGCACCTGCTGCGGGCTGGCCAGCGCGTCGGCCAGACCGGCCTCCACCGCCTGCGCGCCGAAGTAAAGCGCCGCCTCGGTGCCGCGCACCTGGGCCGCGCTCAGGCCGCGATGGGCCGCCACTTGCTGCACGAACAGGCCATAGAGCCGATCCACCTCGGCCTGCAGCGCGGCGCTGGCATCGACCGAGAGGGCCGTGTGCGGCGAAAAGTCGTTTTTGTGCGCCCCGGCCGTGATGGCGGTGTAGCGGTAGCCGTCCTGCGCGTCTTTGGCCGACTGATCCACGTGCAGGGCGATCACCCCAATCGAGCCCACGCCGCCGGTTTCGCTCAGCACCAAGCGCTCGGCGGCGCAGCCGATGGCGTAGGCGGCCGAGAAGGCGCTGTCATTGGCCAGCGCCCACACCGGCTTGACCAGGCTGGCGGCGCGCACCTGCCGCGCCAGCTCAAAGCAGCCCCCGGTTTCGCCACCGGGCGAATCCAAGTCCAGCAAAATGCCCTG